AGAGCAGGAAATGCCGAACCCAACAAGGTCAATATACCTGCAAATATTAACGCTTTAGCTATCGCTTTACCAATCTCTACTACAAGTTGTTTAATAGCATCTCCAATAGCACTAAATAAATTTGTGCTTTGTATTGTTTCATTTAATGATAGTATTCGTTCCTGTATGTTTTGTATTTCTGATGCACTTGCTTCACCACTACTTCTTAATTTCTTTAACTCTTGTTCTGCTTCTGCTAAATCTTCTCTTGCTTCTTTTTTTATTCTAAACGCATTACTTATGCTTTCTACTATTAAATCAGCACCACGAGCAACACCATTTACTACTGCATCAAAATTTTCTAATAAAACTTTCTCAATACCACTACTTTTATCTATAATAGTCTGTAAAACCTTATCCCAATTTAACTCTACTCCCTTACTACTTTCTTGTGCTTTTTTAGTTAATTGTGATAATTCATAGGTTTCTTTATTTACTTCTTTAATTTTACCATTAATATTAGCATAGTAACCACCCATATCATCTAATGATATTACAGCAGTTTTTATATTCTGACTACTTCTCGCATCAATAGGTTCTACTGGATTACCTGCTAAAGAAGTTCTTAATTCATCTATCTTTCGTTTTAACCTGTCAATTTGGGCAATGGGAGCATCTAAACTAATTGCTTTTTCTAAACCTTGCTGAAGAGCATCAAGCTGTTCTTGACTAATTAATTGTTGAGTAATGCCTAATGTTTCTCCTTTCTTTTGTATTCCTGCTAATTCCCTATTTAAATCTGCAAAAAACGTAGAAGTTTCTAATGATTTTAATTGTGACTCTAAGTTTCTTATCTTTGCTAATAACTCATCTTGCAGAGGGAGATTTGCTCTTAATGTTTGATTATCGTATGCTGCTTCAAATGCTTTTTTAACTATTCCCAGCTTCTCTTTTACGAGATCAATCTTTTCAGTATTAAAAGCAGAACCAAGAACATCGGCTTTCTGTAAATCACTTTCTAAAGTAGTAGCAAAATTTGATACTTCTTCTTGTAACTTTTTTGCATCTAATTCAAGTTTATTTAATGCTTGTTGTTGCCCTAATGATGCAATTTTATTATTAATAGTTTCAAGGTCTTTTTCCAGTTTTTTTAACTCTGTATCATCTAAACCTTGTAAAGAATTACCAAATTGATTTGCAGCATTTGCACCATCTCCTAACCCTTGAGCATAGTTACCTGTAACCTGTTGACCTTGAGTCATCATAAGTTTTGTTAACTTAATGCCCTCTTCTAATTTCTTTTGCTCTTTTCTTAATTCTAATATTTCTGTTTGTTTTTCTAAAGAGGAAAAGTAATCATTTTGTGCTTTAGTTAATCCTACAGTTTCATTTGCTAATATTTTTACTCCTACAAAAGCATTATTTGTCAATTCATTTAATTGATTTAACGCCTTTATCTTATCACTATTACTTGTGTTTTCACTTTCTAATAATAATATGTATTTATCTAATTCTTCTCTGGTTTGCCTTACTGTATTTTTGCTTTCTGACTGTGCTTTTCTAATAGCATCTTGTGCATGATTTGCCCTTGCAATACTATCGCTATATCTATCAAAAACTAATTTTAACCCTACTAAAGCAGCAGATATAACGGCTACAGGTATTATTACACTTCTAATAGCTGCTCCTAATAAAAATACACCTCTACTTGTCGTAATACTTGTTTGACCTAATAACCTTAAAGAACGTATTATCGCAATATTAGATTTTTTTAATCCTACTAAACTTAATGCTAATCCTGCAATACCATTTACAAGACCCAATATAGACTTTAATGTTCCTCCTACAACAAAGATAACTGGTCCTATAGCTGCTAAAAATAATCCAACTTGTACTATTGCTTTTCTGTGAGATTCACTTAAACTATCTAAAAAAACAGTAAACCTATCAATTTGTGTAGTTATGCTATCAAGTAAGGCAGGTAAATCTAATGTTTCACTTATTAATTCTCCAATCCTACTTATAGCAATCTGCATATTAACGCCAAACGTTTCTATAGCTTTTGCTAATGAAATCTGTACGTTCTGGAATTGTTGGTTAGTTGCAATAGCATTAGTAAGCCTATCTACAAATTCATCTGCACTAATGTTAGCTGCTCTTAATCCTTCCGCAGTAACTGTTCCAAACTCATCCTGTAAGACTTTACCAATAGCAGGTATTCTTGACTTAATAATTCTCAAGTCTTGCTCTAATACTCTTCCAACACTTAATGCTTGAGCAAACTGTCTTGTGATTTCACCAATGTCCTCCGCTTGAGATCCACTAACAGTAGCTGCAATACCTAACTGCTTAATAGTTTCTCTTGCCCTATCAGCACTAATACCAACTGCTTGTAATTGAAGTGATGCACTTGCAGCAGACTTTAAGTCAAGAGTAGTTCTCGCATCTCTAACTACATCTAATAATCTATTTAATTCTTCTGCTCCGCTTGTAGATGTGTCAGCAAATACGTCAAGACCCTTCTCTAATCTATCAAAGTCTGCAAATGTCTTAACTGCTGCTCCTGCGGCTAATGTAAGGGGAAGTGTAACGTTAGTGGTTAAAGATTTACCTACTCTTTGTGCGTTATTACTAAAACGAGTTAGTTGTCGCTCAACTTTAGTGAACTGGGATTGAAACTGTTTGTCATCAAGACCCAGTCGTATTAATAAATCTTTGAATTTGCTTGCCATCTAACTTTTCTTTTTTTACAACATTTGGACTGTCTAATTTGCCCATAATTGCATCTATCTCCTCCTTATTTAATTTTCTCTTTTTTCTTAAGGGTTTCTCCCAACTAAATTCGCCTAACTCTTTAGGATTCTTTATTCCTTTTCCTTTACCTAAATGAACATTAATGTTTAAAGCAGCATTATATCGAGCAATCTCGTAATTGTGCTTTATCATTTCAAAGTTACGATTACTCATTCCTATAATAGCATTTGTTGCCATCCTAAAATCAGCATCGTAAAAATCATTAATACTCCATCCCAACTCTCCAAGTAATTTACGTTGTAACCAATCCTCTGTTATCGGCTCTTTTTCGTACTCCTCTGTGTTTTTTTTTGTTCTGTTTCTTGTGCTTGAGGAATGCTGTCATTAAATGCGTTAGCAATCTCTTCAATAGCCTCTGGGTTATCATCCAAGAAATCAAAAAAGTCTGGATCAAACTCCATATCAAAATCTTTCTTTGCTTTTCTATGACCCTCTTTTAAAGCCATGTAAAACAACTTCATCTGCCCCTCTAATCCTACTTCTGCAATTAACTTCTCTAAATCATTATTAGAAGAACCCTCTTTGCCGTATTCTTTTTGAAATTGTAAAACAACTCGTAAATTGAATGCAACGTAGAGAGTTCTTCCTGGTATTTTTAGTTCTTTGTACATCTGTCTTTATTTTAATGTTTAGGATACTGTTCCAATTGTAACCGCACCACTAACTTCGATAGTTCCATCAAAAGAAACTTCAGTATCAGCAGTAGCAGTTTGATTTAAAGCAGTAATGTAACCTTGTCCACTTAACTGAACGTCACCACTTGTAGAAGTAGCCATTACCCAATAAATATTTGTTCTACCATTAAAGTAACCCAATAATCCACTCATATTATCTTCAGAAGCAGTTTCGTCATATCTTACTAAACCACTAAAAGAAATTGTAGCAGACTTTGTCTTAGGAAATATATCTCTCCATCCACCACTACCACTATCCTTTGTAGTAATGTCAGTTACATCTAAAGAGAATGATATACTTGATTCTGTGGCGTGAAATATCTCAATCTCACTTCCACTCGTGTCTGATAAAGTCAACCTAAGTAACGACCCATCAATATAACCTGTACTTGGCATAATTTTAAAATTTTAATTTTGTAATCTAATTCTATAGGAAAGTTCTAAGAAATGTACATCAATGTCAAAATCATAAAACTCTTCCTCATCCAAATAACCAATTCTTTTTACAGTCACACCCTCTACTGTGCCACTATAATTGTTAATTGTATTCTTTACTTCTGTACTTATATCTCTTAATGTATCATACTTTTTACTATAAATATTAATATAGCAAACAAAAGTTACATTATCCGCAATACCATCCTTTGTAACTACAGGATCAGCACTTCTTGTTTTATAAACAATAAAAGGAAAATCAGTCTTGTCTGGAGCAAATGATGGATACACTTTATTACTGCCCATTAAATTAGTAAGAGCAGAAGAACCATTCAATAAACTATAAACTACTTTCCCTATCTCCATTACCTAAAGTTTAATTTAGTTTTAGCCTTACTGAAAATATTAATTGCTCCCTTCTCCATAGTCTTTAACGCAGCAGAACCACCCAACCTTACAGCAGGATCAATTACTTTTTTCATGTAATCATCAGCTGTACTATTCTTACCAAATGCCATTGGAGCATAATAACCATCACTCTTTGGAACTGTACGTCCATAAACTTGTAATGGCTGTCTACCCTTAAATGGCCCAACAAATGATGCAGGTGTTCTCTTTAAAAATTTCTGTGGAATACGTCTAAATGATTTCTTTAAGTTTCCAGGCACATACCTTGCTACAACTTGTCCTGCACTATAACGAGGGTTTTCATAAGGGTGACCCCATTTGTCTGGATGACTACGAACTGGGGAAATCTTTCTACCTGCACTAACAATAGGTTTAGCTGCATAGAATGTAAGCCTACGCTTTTCAGTCTTAGTCATAAACTTACTTAACTTACTCAGCCTTTGACTTAAATCTTTTAAACCTACTACTTTAATACTCATAATTAACGCATTCAAGTATCATGTAATCCTTACTCTCTTCCCTTATCGCTCTAATGTTAAATATATTTTGAGAAGTAGCCATAGTCAAATCAACCAATCTCATATCTGTGCTTAATCCAGTTCGCCTCCTTATCCTATAAAAAACAGAAGTAGTAGCTACTAACTGTTGTTCTTGTACCTTTTCATCCGTTCTCGTAATACGGAAATCAGCTTCAGCATATAAGGTAGTAAATTCAGTATAACTGTAATCAGTTTCCCCATAAGAATTTCTTGTTATTGTTCTTTCTTCAATTCTAACCTTTCGGTTTAAATTCCCAAT